CGAAACGCACCCCCTCCCATCCGAAGAAAAGCCATGTTGTTGTTGCAAAGGAAGGTGAGCGAGTCAAGACGATTAGATTTGGAGAACAAGGAGCGTCGACGGCAGGTAAACCCAAAGCGGGTGAATCTGCTCGTATGAAAGCGAAGCGTGCCAGTTTTAAAGCAAGGCACGGTAAGAACATATCCAAAGGAAAGATGTCTGCCGCTTATTGGGCCGACAAGGTCAAGTGGTAGCTCATGGCTAGAAGCGACGAACCCAAATGGAAGCGGATTGTTTCGGCAGTTAAAGCCGGTACAAAAGGTGGCAAAGCGGGCCAATGGTCGGCCCGTAAAGCTCAACTTGCCACGCAACGGTACAAGAAGTCAGGCGGTAGTTACTCTGGCCCAAAGACTGAAGCTCAAAAGTCACTTACTAAGTGGACTAAAGAGAAATGGGGTACTAAGTCAGGCAAGAATAGTACTCAGGGTAAAAAAGCTACAGGTGAGCGGTACTTACCAAAAGCAGCAAGAGCCGCACTTACAAAGAAAGAGTACGCAGCTACGTCGGCAAAAAAGCGTGCGGAC